GAGCTTCTTGGCGTTCTTCTCGTCTTCGAGGCGCTTGCGCTCGGCCTCGTCAGCCGCCTTCTCGGCAGCGATGCGATCAGCCTCGGTCTTTTCGGCCGCGATGCGATCGGCTTCAGCCTTCTCAGCAGCCACACGAGCAGCTTCGGCTTCAGCAGCCAGGCGAGCAGTCTTCTCGGCCTCGGTCTCGCCGTCCAGCAGCCGCATGCTTTCCACGGCGAACATCTGGAGGTCGTTGCGGCTCTGCATCTGCATTGCCGGGGCAGTCACGGAAATCTTACGCACGTTCAGTCTCCTTTGGCACAGTCTCTCGGCCATCAGGTGTTTCGGGTCGCACAGTCTCTCGGCTTCCCGGTGGGCGATATGCCCGGTCGTCACTTCTTCGTCTTGGTGTCCTTCGTCACCTGACCCTGTCGCTTTTCCGGAGCAGCTTTGGGAGCAGGAGCGGCCGGCATGGTCGGACCGCCGGACGTGACAGATGCCGACGCCGGGAACTTGGCAGGTTGACCGGAGCCGCCCATGGTGGCCGTCACGGTCATCTTGTCCGCAACGGTCATCGGCCAGTTCTCGACATCAGCCAGCATTTGCTTTTTGAGGTCGTTCGACAGCCGCGGGAACAGCTTCTCGATCACCTGCTTCATCTGTTCCTGACGCAGGGATTTCGGCGCGTCCACGAGGGCCAGTCTCTCGGCAATCGTGAATTCGTCGAAAAGGCTACGGACATCGAAGGTGTCCGGGTATTTCACAAGGTCCTGTTCGCCGGCGAGGCCCGCAAGGCCATCCTTCTGGTCATTCCACTTCAGGACCAGGTCGGCGAGCTTGTTCTCGGCGTTCTCCAGGGCGTCGGCCTTGGAGGTCAGCAGCGAGTTCATGCGCTCGAAATCGTAGGCCTTGGCGACACCGGACGAGTTGTCGATGCCCATGGCGTTGTCTTGCTTGGTGCGCTCACCGGCCATGCCGATGGTGTGGTAGATCTCGGTGATGATCTTGTTGACCACCGTGATGATGAGCTGCGCCTGCTTGACGTCCGGGGAGATGTATTCGGGCTTTGCGCCGCCCTCGCCGTCATAGGCGAAGATGCGCTTGGTCCCCATCTCGACCAGGGCGTCGTATTTGTCGGTGCCCGGCATCAGACCCTGCGCCGGCATCACGAGCTGGCTGAAGGTCTGGTCCTGGATGATGGCATCGAGGTTCGAGCAGTAGTTCGCGCAGGCGCGATCGAGATAGGCGATATCGTCGATCAGGCCGGGCGCCGAATACTTGTCCTCGGAAATGACGTGGTCGATCGGGATGACCGGCACTTCGCCAACCGCATGCGGCTCCTGCGGGCCCTCGACCACGATGATGTCGTCGACCTTGCCGGTCTTCGGCACCTTGATCGTGAACACCTGCCAGTAGGTCGTGGTCCAGAGCCGAAACTGCTCGGTGATCGCGCCGGAGGAGCCGATCGGATCCTTGTCGTCGCGCACGCGCTCGCGGATCAGGATCCATTGCATGACCCCGTCTTCGTCGAAGCCCATGTCGAGGGCGTCCTGGGGACGGACGTAATAGCTGTAGACCCGGACCTTGGCCTTCTTGGCGTCGGCAACCGACACCACGCCTGGTTTGGCGTTGGTATCGACGACCAGGTAGCCGCGGCCCTTCTTGGAAGTCTCCGTGCCGACCAGCTTCATGTATTCGCCGATCGAGAGCCCGGACAGGGTCGCGTTCTTCCAGAACGCCTGGACCTCTTTGGGGGCATCCTCGGCGCGCGTGATCGGGCTCTTGAAGATGTATTTCTGAACGAGATCCACCACTTCGCGGGTGTGGTTGAATCGGTAGGCCCGCTTGACGCGGTCGTCGTATTCCTTGTCGCCCTCCTTGATGTAGCGGAAGACGTTGTTGCAGAACCATTCCCGGCCGCCCTCGTAGGTCGCGTCCAGGAAATCCCAATGGGCGCACTTGTCCTGATAGTCAGGATGCCGGCGCTTGATGAAAGCGCGAAGCTGCTTCTGGCGATCAGTTACGGCGGGCAAGGCAACACCAATGGAACACGGGAATTCATAATGTAATTCAGGACTGACTTACAAGCAAGCCTAAATCGAGATGCCGAAGGCTTCCTTGGAACGCCAGGGGAATTCGATGTCGATGCAGTAGCCGGCGGCGTCCGTCGGATGCTCGAGCCCTTGGGTCTTGTCGACCTCGCGGCTGCCCTCCTTGTAGATGGTCTGTTCGAAGCCGGCGATCGTGTGCTTGCAGGTCTGGTTGATCCGCATTCTGACGGTGCCGTCGGCGGCCCGCCACATGCGGTTCACCGCGTTGACGCGGTCGGCGATCTTCGGGTGTTTACGCTTGAACTTGACCCATTTGAAGCCGGCATCCTTGAGGATGTCGATGTCGGACTCGCCGCGGCCCTTGGTCGAGCGCTGCGCGCCGGCGGGGTCGGGATAGATCGTGAGCTGCTTCATCCAGCGGAAATAGCGGCGCGCGAGCTCGTCCGCGGTCTCCTGGGTGTTGGAGCCGCGCAGCACGATCTCGTCGACGATCCAGACCTCGCCGTTCGGCTGCGGCTGCATGATCACCGAGGACATCGGGTCGATGTTGAAGTCCTGGCCGACCCAGATCGGGAGCTTTGGGTTGAACGGATAGTCGCCGACATGGATCTTGCGATCGAAGGCGTAATAGACGCGGCCCGACATGGTCTCGAAGGAGGCCTCGAACTCCTGGCGGAACGATTTCTCGTCCATGTCCTGGCGTGCCGCCTCGACTTCGGCCTTCGGGATGAAGGGCGAGGTGATGGTCGGGAATTGCCAGGACTTCCAGGTATTGGTGCGGAGCCGGCCTTTCTTGTCGCGGTAGACGTCGCCGCGCTGGCCTAGCATATAGACGTCGTAGAGCCAGTTGAACGACTTCGGCGTGCCGATGATGATCGCCTGGCCCGCGGTCGAGGCCAGCGTCGGGCGGAGCACCTTATACCAGGTGTCCGGCTTGATATCCTGGGCCTCGTCGATGATGAGCAGATGGATGCCGACGCCGCGCAGCGTGTCCGGCTTGTCGGCGCCCTTGAGCTCGATCCGGGTGCCGTTGCGCAGCCGGATGGTCATGCGGGTTTCGTTGTAGGCGATCACCCAGTCGCGCGGGATCGCCTCCTTGAGCTCCTCCCACATGATGCCGCGGGCCATCGCGTAGGTCGGCGCGACATACCAGATGAGCTGCTTCGGCTTGACCATGGCGCGGCAAATCGACAGCTTCGACATCTGGGTCTTGCCCCAGCGCCGGCCGGCCACGACGCATTTGAAGCGGTGGGGGTCCTGGAAGACCTCCCGCTGCTTGCCGTGCATCTTCAAATTCTGGTGGGGACGATGGCTCACGCGGAGGGCTTGCCCTCTTCGACGAGATCCTCGTCCTCGAGCTCCGGCATTTCGAGGTCGTCGAGCTCGTCCTCTCCGCCGCCGCTCTGGATCTGGGCGATCTCGTCGCCGGTCAGATCAAGGAAGCGGAGCTCGGTCAGCGAGGCCTCGTCGATATCGCCGGCGATGTTCAGAGCGTTCTCGAACGCAGCCTGGGCATCAAGAATGACCTTGCCCATGCGCTGGATCGCCTTGATCTCGTTGTGGGCGCCGACCCAGGTCTTGTGCCCGTCCTGAATTGCCTTCTGAAGGGCCATAACCTGGGCGTTGTGGAACGCAGCCTGGACGTAGCGGCGCTCCTTGGCGCCCTCGATACGCTCCTTGCGCTTGCTCTCGAACTCGGACGGGGGCTTCGGCGGCGGAGGCGCGGCCGCGATCTTCAGCGCCTTGATGGCGTCGCCCTTCTTGGCGCCGCGCGCGATGATGACGCCCTTTTTCTTCAGCTCGGCGAAATGGTTCGTGACCGCAGACGGGGTAATGCCGAACTTGACGGCAATATCCTTCGTCTTCATCAGGTCGTATTCCCAAAGCATCTCGATCTCTCGCCACTCCTCGGGCTTGAGACGCTTCTGTTTGGGCTCGGAACCTTCTTCAGAGCCGGGATCTTCAACTTCTTCGGTCATATTTACCTGTCAGGACTGACTTATATCCGGAAACGCATTTCCGGGTCCTCACCCTCTCTATTAGATACTAACTAGTTTGTAAGTAACAACTTATATCTAATAGAGAGGGCGCGGCTACGGAAATCCTGTTCCTCCCTTGAAAGTGGTCATCCCGGCTGCGGTGGGACACACATTGGCACCGGACCGGCCATGATTGACCGTCTCTAGGTAGCCGTGATTGCGCAGAAACTTCAGCGAGCAGTGCAGCGCGGATCGCGCCGGCTTGTAGGAAAGCTGGTCCATCAGCTCGTTGACGGTGAGATGCCGGCCGCGCGCGGCCGCTTCCACGACCAGGGTCATGATCTCGACCTGCTTTTCGCTGCCGCGGAACTCAGACACTGAGCTTCTCCGTCGGCTTCTGAGCGTCGAAGGCCGTCAGCGGCAGACGCTGCGGGACTGACCGCCCTTTGTCGGGGTTCACGAACACGCCATACATCGGCGAGGCCAGCGTGATCTGCTGGATGCTCTTGATGATCGTCTCCGCGCTCATTGCATTGACCCGGTCCTGGCCCTTGTCGCGGTTGTTGCCGGTCTTCTCGAGGGCCGAATGCCGGTAGTAGTGATCCTTGCAGAGCTGGAGCAGCGCATCGCGCACCGCCGGCGGGTGGGCGTTGAGCTCGTCGACCAGGGCCTGATAGTCCTGCGGGCTCGACAGGAAGTTCTTGCGGAAGAACTTCATGCCGATCTCGTATTTGTTGGCGTTGATCGGGCGCACGAAGCGGAAGCCGGCCTTCTGGCCGAATAGGTTGAACTTCGACATGGAGGACTGGATCTCCATGTAGGTCAGCCCCTCCATGCGCGCGACCAGGTTCATCATGCGGTAGCCGCAGCCGATGCCGCGATACATCGTGTCGACCACGAAGCGCGAGATGACCCGGAAATTGGCGTTCACGAACACGTAGCGGTAGGTGTTGGTGTTCTTGGTCTCCCGGCCAGGCTTCATGTGCGGAAAGACCAGGTGCCGCTCCTTGAGCAGCCCCTTGGGGTTTGCCGTGACCAGGACGCCGATGGTCTCGCCATGCAGCGTCAGCTTCCAGAAACGGGGCCCGATCGGGAGATTCTCGGCCTTGTAGTGCAGGTCGTGCAGCAGCTCCCAATCTGACTTGTCACCCCGCTCGACGATCATGTCGTCAAGCAGCGAGAAACGGGGCGCTGGTGCGTCCGCGCGCTCGATCAGCGTCACGAGTGCATCGGGACGCTCAAACGCACCAGCGATCGTTTCTGCGAACGGCATTATTCAGCCTTGCCAGCCGTCAGCCTCTGGTCGATCGATGCGGTCAGGCGGGCGAGATCCGTGAGCTCTGCACGCGCCGCGACGGTGTCGAGCGCAAGCTCCACCTCGATCTTGTTCTTGGGTGCGCCGATCGCCGGCCACTCGGCGTAGCGGCCGTTCTTCTTGTGCGCCTTCATCTCGAGCTCTGTTTCGCTGCCGTCGAGCAGGTTCACCGAGGTGTAGGGCTTGATGTCGCCGTTCGGCATGAACACGACCAGGTTGACCATCTTCGGTCCCCAGACGTGGGTGATCAGCGCCGAGAACGGCAGATTGCCGTGGCTCTTGAGCACCGGATCCTTGTCGGGCGCGGGCGGGGTGAAGTTAACGAAGCGGTTGCGGGCGGGCTGGGTCACGAGGGTTCCTTTTCTGGCAGGCATGTCCGAGGCCCTGCCCTGACAAATCAGCGTCGCGCATGGCCTCGTATCGACCGGCGCCGTCACAGCGCGGGTCGCGTTTCGGTGGTTTCTGGAAGCCGCACAGGATCGTCAGCGTCGCCAACAGGATGACGACGATCACGATGGCGCGGTCCAGAACTGGATGGGGTTTACGCAGCCGCGGCATTCTCGATGTCCACGCGCTGGCGGAAGCGCTTGGTGATCGTCAGCGACGGGCCCAGCTCCTCCCTGAGGTCGGTGTGAGTGGTGGCGACGATCAGGGTCTTGCCCAGCCGGCGCGCGACCTTCTGCATGTTGAAGGCGACGCACTTCGCGGTGACGCGGTCGAGCACGGCGCCGAACTCGTCGGCGACCCAGACGTCGGCCTTCTGGTTCATCAGCATGGCGAGCTTCAGCCGGTAGCGCTGCCCGTCGGAGAGCTCGCTCGGCTTGCGAATATAGATCCAGGCATCCGAGATGCCGGCCTTGGCCAGGATATCGGCCGCCTCGGTCGTGGCGTCGCCGACGATCTCGATGACCGGCTTCTCCGGCAGCTCCAGCTTGTTCAGATCAGCGACAACAAGATTGCCGCCCAGATCAGATCCCATTTGACGGGCGAGCTCGCGCAGGATGAGGGACTTGCCGGATCCGGATTGGCCGGTGACGTAGACGATGTCGCCTTGACCGACCTCGAGCTCGAGGTTGTCGTAGATGACGAATTCCTTGTTCGACAGACCCAGGCCAAAACCCTCCGCGACTTCAAGCACGCGGGGAGTCCGTTCCACAGACGAATTAAAGCGGATGTCGATGACATATTTCACTCCTCGTCCTCCAGCGTGGTGAGATTGCTGTCGGCAAAGACGGCGCTCGCAATGACGTTCTTCATCTCGTCGAGGGCGAGGTTCAGCACGGACAGGTCGCGGATGTCGGCATCGTCGGAGTTGATGACGCTGAATGCGGGATGGCCGTGGGTGACGCCCGCGATCGCGACCCCGCGCAGATCACCCGCCTGGGCCATCTTCAGATAGGCCTCGAGGATCTTCACGGTGCGCTCGCACGGCTCCGGCTTGTCGTCGGTCGCGCCGGGCAGCGGGTCGCCCTCCTTGCGCCCGAAAGCGTTGATGATCTTGGCGTTCATGCCGCGAGCCCGTTGTCGTTGATGTAGGCCACCAGCGCCTCGGCACCCTTCAGCCCGGTCTCGGCCTCGACACGGCCCATGAACGAGCGCACGGTGCGCGACTGCTCGATGGTGACGCGCTTGAAGCCCAGGGCATCGCCAACGGGCGCGGCCGACTGGTCGATTTCCTTGGCCTTCTCGACGTTGTCGGTGCGCTGGGTCTCGACGGCCGCGCTGATGTCCTCGACGAAGGTCGATTCGTCGATCGCGCCGAAGTCCGAGGTCAGCTTGTCCAGCTCCTCGGTGTCGAAACCGAGCCCGTCGAGCTCGATGTCGGCCTCCTTGAGGATCATGAGCTCGGCCTTCAGCAGCTCGGTGTCGTAGTCGGTCGAGACCGTCTGATTGTCGGCGATACGCAGCGCCATCGCCTGTTCTTTGGTCAGGTCGGAGCGGACGATGACGTTGATCGTGGTCCAGCCCAGGTGCTTGGCGGCGAGCCAGCGACCATGACCGGCGATAATGGTGCCGTCGACCTCGACCTGGATGGTGTTGGCGATGCCGTATTTGTCGATCGACCGGGCGAGCTTTTCGATCTGCGACTGCGGATGCTTCTTGGAATTCGTCGGGCTCGCCTTGAGCCAGTCGATATCCTTGATCTCGGTCGGCAGCTTGGAGACGTCAATCGTCTTGGTCATTGTTCATCCTGGCGTAGATTCGCATCAGCTCGTCGGCGGTGGGGTCGCGGTCGCGGATCTTCTCTTCGAAGAATTCGCCGGAGCCGCACGGGAGGCAGCGGCTGTTCGGGCGATTGCGATTGAAGAATCGGCACGAAACGCAATCGGGGAAGCGAGGCTTGACCTGCATCGTCATGCGTCGGTCGCCTCGTTGAAGAGGAGGTAGACCAGCGCGTCGCCGGCGTTGGTGAGCTCGTCGGCCGCGGTGAGGCCCTGGCGCTTCTGGGTCTTGGCGATCTTCTCGCCGACCTTTTCGGCGTCCGCGATCGCGACCTTGAAGCGCATGATGGTGTGGGTTTTGGCCACCCGCTCGGCCTTGGGCTCGGCCGCCTGGTCTTTTGCGTCTTCCGTGTAACTTTCCGGAAGATCCAGCTCATCGAGCGCTATATCGACGCTTGAGAAAATCGAGTTCAGATCGCTCTCGGTGTAGGGGAGAACAGCCTGCAGACCCTCGACGTCGCCAATTTCCTCGAGCAACTTGGCCAGCTCGATCGTGTCGTCCTGTCCGTAGCGCGCGTTGTCGGCCAGCGTGATGCGCTTGGCCATGTCGTCGTCGATGACGCCGACGCTGAAGACGGGAATTTCGGTCAGCCCCTCCTCCCGCGCCGCGTCCCAGCGATGCTCGCCGCCGAGGATCTCGTAGTGGGTATTGGTGTCCGTATCGAAGAGATCGCGGACCACGATCGGTTTGAACAGGCCGAACTGACGAATGCTGGCGCGCAGCTTGGTCTCGTTGTCGGGACCGACGTGGTTAGAGTTCCAGGGGTTTGGCCTCAGATCGTCGATAGGGGCCGAAAATTGCTTAGACACTTGGCTGGGGTTCCTGTAAGTCATCACTGACTTACCATAGATCACGAAGAAGGCAAGCGGATTAAATGAAACCTGTTCTCACCCTGGTCGCCAACGCCACGGTCGCCAAGATCGTGAACGCCGATGACACCGTGAAGGACATCATCGCCACCGCCCTCTCCTATCGGGTCGAGGGCGCCGAGCACATGCACGCCTTCACCTCCGGCGGGTGGGACGGTCGCTCCAGCTTCTTCTCGCGCCGCTCCTGCACGTTCCCGGCCGGCTTCTTTCACATGATCTTCCACGAGCTGACCCGGAAGGGCTACCAGGTTCGGATCGCGCGCAAGCCATTTGCGGTCCCGCTCGGACCCGTCAGCCCGATCGTGGACGAGTTCGGCAATGACGATCCGCGCTACGACTTCCAGCTCAAGGCGCTGCGCCAGATCGAGAAGCACGGGCGCGGCATCATTCAGGTTGCGACCGGCGGCGGCAAATCCAAGATCGCCAAGCTGATCACCGCGCGCTACCGGCGCCCGACGTTGTTCCTCACCACGCGCGGCGTGCTGATGTATCAGATGCAGAAGGCGTTCCTGAAGGACTGCGGCTTCAACACCGGCATCATCGGGGACGGCATCTGGTCGCCCACCAAGGGCATCAACTGCGGCATGGTGCAGACCTTCGTCGCCCAGCTCAAGGAACCAGTTCTCCAGGACGAGCGCGGCAAGGTGATCGCGGCCAACATCAAGAAAGACCTCGGGCTATCCAAGGAGCAGGTCGACAAGCTGGCCCAGGACGAATTCGACAACAAGACCAAGGTCCGCGCCCGGCTGATCAAGCTGCTGGAGATGTTCGAGGTCGTGATCGGCGAAGAGGCCCACGAGGCCGGCGGCAACTCCTATTTCGAGATCCTGCAATACTGCAAGAACGCCACGGTGCGCGTCGCCCTGACCGCGACCCCGTTCATGCGCTCGGCCGAAGAAGACAATATGCGGCTGATGGCTGCATTCGGGCCGATCCTGATCAAGGTTTCCGAGGAACTGCTGATCAAGCGCGGCGTCCTTGCCAAGCCTTATTTCCAGTATCGCAGCCCGCCGCCGGCGAAGCTGCTGCGCAAGACCTCGCCCTGGCAGCGCGCGCGCGAGATCGGCATCACCACCTCCCTGCCCCGCAACACCGACATCGTGAACCTGACCGTCAAGGCCAAGGCGCATGGTCTGCCGGTGCTGGTCCTGGTCGCGGCCAAGAAGCACGGCCCCTTCCTCATCGAGATGATGAAGGCGAAGGGCATTCGCGCGATCCAGATTCAGGGCGAGAACGACCAGGCGGAACGGGAGGCCGCGCTCGAGGCGCTCGCCAATGGCACGATCGACTGTCTGATCGGCACCACCATCGTCGACGTCGGCGTCGACGTGCCCTGCATCGGCCTGACCATCCTTGCCGGCGGCGGCAAAGGGGAGATCGCGCTCCGGCAGCGGATCGGCCGCGGTCTGCGCGCCAAGAAGGTCGGCCCGAACGTCACCTTCATCGTCGACTTCACCGACGAGCTGAACTCGACCCTTCGCGATCACGCGCGCACACGCCGCGCGATCGTGGAGCAGACGCCCGGTTTCGCCGAGGGCATCGTCGCTGCGAACGACGATCTCCCGTGGCATCTGTTTTCTGCGCGCAAAGCTGCATAATCCAGCTACATGTTGTGTATGAGAGAGAAAGTTGACCCAATTCGATTGTTCGATGCCAAAGCCAGACCTCTGTCTTCCTATGAGGCCATGGAACGACGCATCAAACAGCTCGAGAACCAGCGCGATCGGCTTATTCGGATGCTGCGACACAAGCAGCGCACCGAGGAACCGGTCAGCCGATCGGCCACTATCCTGAATTAATCTGCCGCCTCAGTGACTTGGGGCGGCATTTCTGCGTCTTCAACCATCAGTCAGGACTGACTTACAATGACCCTTCAGCTACCCCGCTACATCGCAATCTGCGGCAATCCCAAGTCCGGCAAATCCCTGGTCCAGGAGATCCTGCTGGCCAATTACGCAATCCGGCCGGTCGATGATGGCTTCGTGCTGCGCGACACCGCGATCCGGCATTTCGGTGCCACCCATGACCAGGTCCACACCCAGGAAGGCAAGGCCTCGCTCGCCTTCTGGCCGAACGGCGACCCGATTCTGAATGAGCAGACCGGCGCGCACATGACCTGGCGCGAGGTGCTCGGCGAGCTCGGCAAGAAGCTGGAGCTGCTGCTGGGCGAGTTCGTGATGCCGATGACCGCCTGCGCGCGCCTGGTGGGGCCAGGGCCGTTCTCGTTCGGCTCGGTGCGCAAGACCCAGGGCCACTATTTCAAGAACCACGGCGGCGTGGTGATCGAGATCGACAATCCGGACGCGAAGCCGACCGGCAACGATTTCGACGTCTACGACCGCTCTGTCATCGACTACACGATCTACAACAACGCCCTCGCGCGCGGCGAGAGCCCGGCGAGCGCCCGCAAGGATCTCGAGAGCAAGATCCACACCGTCCTCCTCGACATCCACTTCAACGCCCTGAAGAAGGCCGCCTGACATGCTCCGGGCGCGCGAGGACCGGGCTCTTGAGGTGTGGGTCGGCCGCGGGCGCAAGCTCGCCGGCTGGCTCACGAGCTCCCTGAACACCCCCATGAACATGCTGGGTGTCGTGGTCACCATCGCGCGCCTGGACGACGCCGGCGATTTGATCGAGGAGAGCCGCGGCTTCGACCTGACCGCGGTGAGAAAGAACTTCGATACCGACGATCTGATCTGGAAGGAGCTCAAGACCGGCAACGATGTGCCGCTCTACGCGGTGCGAACGCATATCGATGCCGGCAAGACCACGCAGTTCGCCTGGCGCGTGCTTCGGCTCGAACAGAACGACTACGACTGGCTGTTCGACCACCCGAACTTTGTGCCGGTCGACACCGTCGATGACCGTGATTTTCGCGCCACGGAAGAAGGCATGACCGAATATTTACGGGAGGCATTCGAGGAGGAGCTGACACAGACCTTACAAGCCGGGTCAGCGGCGGCTTACCGCGCAAGCTCAACAAATGTTGCTTCAGCAACCTCGGTCGAATCGGCGGGTTCCGCTATGACCGTGGAAACGCTGCGAAAAGCAATGAATCTGCTTCACAGCCAAATCTGACGCCTTAATAAGCGATGACTTCATATGGCTTTGGATCACCCACAGCCTTGAAATTTCTCAAAAAATTGCCGTTGCGAATCTATTAAGAGATCATTAACCCTCTCAGTCTAACGATTTCGCTAAATCGCTGGAACTCGAATTAGAGGGGCCTCCCCATGCTCGCTATCGCCTGCCTGTCGCAGAAAGGCGGGGTCGGCAAATCTACGCTCGCCCGCCTGATCGCCCGCACCTACGCCCACGGCACCTGGCAAGTGAAGATCGCGGATTTCAACGTCAAGCAGAAGACCTCGGTCGACTGGGCCGCGCTGCGGATGGACCAGGGTCACCGACCGGAGATCCCGGCCGAGGCCTTCACCGACATCCAAAAGGCGCTGAAGGGCGATCACGATCTCATCGTGATGGATGGCCGGCCCGAGAGCGACCCGCAGACCAAGCGGCTCGCCCAGGACGCGGTGCTGGTCGTGATCCCCACCGGCGTCTCCGCCGACGACCTGGCGCCCCAGGTGCGCTTCGCACACGAACTGCGGGCCTATGGCGTTGATCGACGCAAGATTCTCTTCGTCCTCAACAAGACGCCGGACAGCGAGGCCGCGGTGAAGGAAGCCCGTAGCTACATCGAGCAGGCCGGCTACACTGTCGCCCAGTCGCACCTGCCGATGAAGACCGCCTACATTAACGCCCACAATATTGGACGCTGCATTGCCGAGACTGAATATCCGACCCTGAACGATCGTTCCACGGCGCTTGCCAAGGAGATCATTGCCAAAGTTGAGGAGCTACAATGACCATGACGGATTCTAACCCCAAGGACGACAAGGTCGGCGTGCCTCCGCCGCCGCGATCGCGCGCCCGTGGCCTGCAGACCCCTCCTCCGGCGCCGAACGAGCCCACCGTCGCCGAGCCGAACCTGTCTAAGCCGAACTCCGGCATCCAGGACATGAACTTCAAGATGGACCCGGAATTCCACGCCGCGTTCAAGATGATCGCCTCGAAGCGGAAGATGGCGATGAAGGAGATGCTCGAGGCCTCGTTTCGGTGCTGGGTTGACGTGAACGGCGACGAGATGGAAAAAGCGATCCTCCGCCCGAAGTCCCAAGGATGATGTTTTGAAATATCTGGTTCTGCTGTGCCCGCTGGTCCTCTGCGCCTGCGGCACGCCCCAAGGCCGCTACGAACCGCCGGTGGTCGACGCTTACGGCAAGAAGCCCGAACAGGTTGCCAAAGACCAGCACGAGTGCATCGAGGAGAAGCGCGCCCACGGCTTCGTCGGTGACGGCGGCATGATCACCGACTGCATGCAGCGGCGCGGCTACACGATTCTCACCCCCAAAGGATAGGTCATGGCCTACGCCAGCATCGTCGAGATCATCGAGCGCATGTCGCAGCGGGTCGCCGAGGATGAGAGCCGCATCGGCGTCTACTCCACTGGCGAGTTCATCGCGGTGTGCATGGTCCTCGATCGCTACGACCTGCTGAAGGCAGCCCATTACACCATGCTCGAGGCGGTCGAGCGCCTGGGCGAGGAATGGCTTGCGGCCGCAAAAGAGGTCCAGCGATCCAAATGGGTGGACGACGATGGCAAGCTCCGCTTCGGCCCCGCCTGAGATCGAGGTCTACACGGGTCGCTACCAGCGGGAACACCTGCGCGAGCCCGCTGGAAGGCGATTCTGGCGCTTCACCCTGGTCTCCTCGTCGATCACCGCCAAAGACCACAGCTTCGCACCGGACGAGACCCTGACCTACCCTGCGGCCCTGGAGAAGGCCAAGGAGCTCGCCCGGCTGCGCAAGAGCGTGCGGATCATCGTCGAGCCGTGACCACCGTCAGCCGGCGCGACACCAAGGCGCTCGCGCTCACAAAGGCCACGAGCTTCGCCAGGGCCGAGCGCGATCGACTGAGGGGATCAGAGCCCCAAGGGTAACGGGTCCCGCCTTACTGGTATTTCCCGC